GTGATCCGCAGGACGCCGCCAACATCGGCATTGACCATTGGGGTTCCCCCGGCAAGGGACAGGGAACGACCACGCGGGAGTTCGGCGAGAGCACCGGCACCCTGTACGCGGGCGGCGGCGGTGCAGGCGGCAACGGCTCCGCACAGGCCAAGGGCGGCAGCGGAGGCGGTGGCAACGGGGCCTACAGCGGCACGAACGCCCAGCCCACCAGCGGCGCGGCCAACACCGGCGGCGGTGGGGGCGGTATGTACTATGGCCTGACGAATGTCGGCAAGGGCGGCAGCGGTATTGCCGTTATCCGAAATCATCGGTAAGGAGGAAGAAACGAAATGAAAAAGGCTATGTTGTCTCAGCCCATGGCGGGCAAAACCGAAAAGGAAATCGTAGAAACCCGCGAACGCGCTATTGCGGCGCTAAAGGAGCGCGGTTATGAGATCGTCAACACTCTGTTTACGGATGAATGGTACAGCGACGAAGCCATGAAAGAACGCGGCGTTGTGCAGATTCCGCTTTGCTTTCTGGCGAAAAGCCTTGAAAACATGAGCCTATGCCATGCTGCCTACTTCTGCGCTGGCTGGGAAAATGCCCGTGGTTGCCGCATCGAGCATGAAGCGGCGAAGGCATATGGACTTGAAGTCCTTTACGAGGAGGAGTGACAATGGCAAACGAGACGTTTTACGCGCTGGTGGAAAACGGCGTGGTGACGAACGTGATGGTGCTGTACCCGCCCAACGCGGCGGAATTTGAGGGGGCTGTGCCCTGCGGAGACTTGCCCGTGGCCATCGGCGACACCTACGACGGGGAGCATTTTTACCGGGGCGGAGAACGCGTGCTGACAGCCCTTGAACAGGCCCAGAAGGACGCGGAGGACATGCAGGCGGCGCTTGAGCTGCTGGGCGTAGAAACGGAACAGGAGGCGGAATAAATGGGGAAATTTTACGAGGCTGCAAAGATTGTCCGGGCGACGATGGACAAGGCCGGGGCCATGCTGACGGACGAACAGGCCTTGAAGGTGACCGCCCTGTATCCCCTGTGGGACGCTGCGAAGACATACGCCGTGGGCGACCGCGTGCGGTACGCTGGCAAGCTGTACCGCTGCTTGCAGCCTCACACGGCGCAGGAAACGTGGAATCCTGCCGATGCTCCTTCCCTGTGGGCCAAGGTGCTGACCGACCCCAGCGGCGCTATCCTGCCATGGGTACAGCCGGACAGCACCAACCCATACGCCAAGGGCGACAAGGTGACGCACAACGGTAAAACGTGGGAAAGCCTTGTGGACAATAACGTTTGGGAGCCGGGCGCGGTCGGAACGGAAAGCCTGTGGAAGGAAGTGGCGGCATGATCGGCTTTGTGGTCGGCTTTGTGGTCGGCGGGATCGTCGGCTTTGCGGTGGCCGCGCTGCTGGCGGCGGGGAGGAGCGAGCTATGACCGGCGAGAGAGCCGCTGCCTTCGCCCGGTCGAAGATCGGACAGGGGTATATCTACGGGGCCAAGGGCCAGACCTGCACAGCGGCCTTCCGGCGGCAGCAGGCCAAGCAGTATCCCGATCAGTCCCAGAACATCCTCGTCACCGGGGCCAAGTGGGACGGGCGGCCCGTGTGGGACTGCGCCCAGTTGACCCGCTTTGCCGCCAAGGCGGAGGGGGTGGAGCTGCCCAGCGGGGCCACCAGTCAGTGGCGTAAAGGCCCATGGAAGCGGAAAGGAACCATCGACACTCTGCCGGAAGGCGAAGTGGTCTACCTCTACCGGCAGAAAGGCTCCATCATGCAGCATACCGGCATCGCGCTGGGGGACGGCACCTGCGTCCATGCCCGGGGCACGGCCTACGGCGTGGTGCATCAGCCGGTCAGGGACTACCCGTGGACGCACTGGGCCAGCCCGTGGGAAGCGGAGAGCGCTCCCCTGCCGGTTGAAACCGTTGACCCCATGACGGAGGCCATGGTGTACGCGGAAAACGGTCTGCCGGTGAAGCTGCGGAACAAGCCCAGTCAGGGTGAGAACCTGTACTGGCTGGTGCGGAGCGACACGCCCGCCACCATCCGCCAGCCGGGGGAAGAATGGTCACAGATCACGGCGCTATGCACCGACGGCATCCGGCGGACGGGCTGGATGATGTCGCGATTTTTGGTACAAGGATGAAACTCTGTGCCATTAGATCAAGAAAATGTGGAATTTATTGCCGGAAAGGGGGTGAAAACGAAATGACTACCAGCGAAATCATCTCCTTTGCGGCTATGATCGTCGCCCTGCTGATGCTGATCCTCACAGGCCGCCGGGACACGAGGGGCGGAGCGTCCGAGCAGGGCGAGGTCAAGAGCACCCTCCGGGGTATCGCTAACGGAGTGGACGACATCCGGGTGGAGCAGCGGGCCATGCGGAACGATATCGTCAATCTCTCCGTCCGGGTGGGGAAGGTGGAGGAAAGCGCGAAATCCGCCCATCACAGGATCGACGCGCACGAAACAAGGCTGAACAAGTTGGAAAGCGAGGAGCAGAAAAAATGAAGATCAACTGGACGGTACGATTGAAAAACAAGGCCTTTTGGCTGGCCTTGATCCCGGCGCTGCTGCTGGTCATCCAGACCGTTGCCGCGCTGCTGGGATTTACCATTGACCTTGGGGACATGGGCGACAAGCTGCTGGCCGTGGTGAACGCGGTCTTCGGGGTGCTGGTCATCCTCGGCGTGGTGGTAGACCCCACCACCGAGGGCGTAAGCGACAGCCAGCGCGCCATGGGCTACACAGACCCTCCGGCCAACTGCACCAAGTCCGAGGGCTAACCCATGGAGCACGGGCGGCAGGATTACGAGAGGGTCATTGATCTGTGGGTGCGCAACGAGCGCGACCGCAGGGCGCTGAAACGTAAATACCTCGACGGCATCTGCTACGAGCAGATCGCCGACGAGCTCGGAATCAGCCCAAGAACCGTGCAAAACATTGTGAATAGGTGGCGGGGAACAGTAGAGCGCCACCTGTAAATTCAATAGGCCGCCCTTCGTGGGCGGCTTATTTTTTTGGAATTATCTGAAGAAAATTGTAAAATAGTATTGACGTACTACTAGTATTGTTGTATTATATAACTGTGCTAAAGAGCACAGAATAAAAGGAAAAGCCAAATGATGGAGGAAATAAAAATGAAGTACCTGAACAGCAAAAAGGATTATCTGATGAAGGGTTATGCCATCATGTACCGCGGTAAGGCCTATTGGTTGAACTATGCGACGATGGAAATCTATGCCACCAGTCAGGAAAGCTTTATGGCCGGTGTTATCAATGGCTACAAAGTAGCGGATATCAATGCCGACGGTCAGATCGTAAAGGCGTAAGAATAAAGCCCCGCCGGGCGGGCAAAAGCCCGGCAGAAAGCGAGGGGCGGAGAAATGAAACAGGCAAAAAACGTTAAGGTCGGAGACGTGGTGCAATTCCCGCATCATTGCTTTGCGCCGATGCGTCAAGGCTGGAACGGCTGGATTTTCAGGGCGGCTATTGTCGAGCGGCTGTATACTTCTAAGAATGGCATTCCCTGCGCTGTTGTACGATACTGTTCGAGGACTGCCGGACGCTACCAGCTTCTTCCCTGCGTAGAAGCGACGGAACGCATTGCAATCAAGAACCTGTTCGAGTACAACGTTGAGTTCTACAAAAAGCATTATGAAGAATTCAAGGCGTATGAGGACGCAGGCGAAGAAGTGTGTTGGGACAACGATACGGCATTGCTTGTGGCGCATCATATATTTTGACTTTTGCCCGCCCCGGAGGTCACGAGGGCAGAAAGGAAAGGTCTATGAATCTTTACACCACAATCGTATATAAGAAGTTGGAAGAACTCCATCCAAATTTGTGGGAAATCCAGGAGTTTATCGGCGCAGAAAAAGCCGATCAGCTCATTTCCGCTTACGTGGATGACGAGGGGCACCTCTCTCCGCATCCCATCGTTGATTGGTTTTTCCCCGTCACGAACGAGGCGGAAAAATTGGATCGGAATGTGGGAATCTTGTGGAACGAACTGACCGAGCAGGCCTTGGCAAAGTGGTACACTGGTGTCACGAAGGAGCAGGCTCAGATGCTCTGTGAGATCATCGGCTATCAAAATTCCATATTTTTCTGCGGAATTCAAATTTTTATGCATGATTTTCCGCGTAACTGGAGGCGCTACCATCCGGACGAAGGTTTTCTCCCTATTGAGGCGGCATGGTTTCCGCCCATCTCTTAATACCCACCGCAACAATTCCCGGCCATCTTATGGCAATATGGACATATATTATTGTAGTACATTTTGTTGAGGTCTTGCCCCGGAGGTCGCGAGGGCCGAAAGCCCCCGCCGGGCGGGCAAAAGCCTGGAAGAAGGAGGAACCAATATGGAAATGGAGCTTGTTTACAAGGAGCGAAATGAACTCAAGGAGAAGATCGAAGCACAGGGAATCGGAGCGCCGACGCGGTGGATCGAGCTTGCCACCTCGGCCATGGCCGGAAACAAAGCCGCCAAGGCTGAATGCGCGGAGTTGCTGGGGCGGGAGGTCAAGACGATGCTTGACCTGTATAATATCCAGTCCGCTGCTTTTGACGTTGCTACGCCCGGCGAGCGCCGCCGGTCTGAATCTTCCGCGCTTCGGGCGCTGAATACCGGGCACAGCGCCAAAAATGATGCGAATGCTTACCTTGCCAACCGGCTCGGCTCCATCCGCCGGGAGAAAGGAATGACCCAGAAGGAGCTTGCCAAAAAGGCGGGCATTGCGCTGGTGACGCTCCAAAAGCTGGAAAATGGCTCTAATATTCTGCTCCATGCCCGGACGGAAACCACGGTGGCGTTAGCGAAAGCCCTTGAAATCTCCGTGGAGGAATTGGTCAATGGGGCGGGCGCTTGATCTGATCGGACAGCGCTTCGGGCGGCTGCTGGTGCTGGAAAGGGTCGGGGCCAGCATTCCGGGAGTTGAACTCCCGGAAATTTTTTTACGGAAAAATATATATTCCTATTGACTATTTATCCAAAAAGATATATAATAATATCGTAATCAAGAAGGAGCCGCGGGCGGAACAAGCTGCCGGGCGATAGGAGATAGAATCATGAGCGCGATCAGAATTGAAACTAAAGGCGAAAAAATCTACATTGCCAGCCCCTACAATGCTGATTTTGTCAGCCGCATTAAATTGATCGGAGGGAAATGGGATGCTAGTTCCCGCCGCTGGACGATCAAGGCCGATGCGCTGGAAGCGGCCCGGAAAGCCATGATGGAAGTTTATGGAGAGACGGATGAGACCCCAGCCGCCGAAACCGTGACTCTTGTCCTTGAGTTCCGCGCCGAGATGGTCAAGGCCCAAGGCCCGATTACAATCGCTGGAAAAACCATCGCCGTTGCTTTCGGTCGTGACAGCGGAGCCAGAGTCGGGGATGATGTGGCCTTTATCGCTGGAGCCCCCGAAAGCTGCGGAAGCACGAAAAATTGGAGCACATGCATCCCGGAAGGAAGCGTTTGCGAGGTTTACCGCGTCCCAAAGGCCGTCGCGGAAAATGTGATCGCCAATACTGACGCGGCGTACAAAGCCCATATCAAGGGCGGCGTAAAAATCGACCGTGAAAAGCTGATCGCAGAAAAACAAACGCTGCTGGCCCGCCTCGCGGAAATCGACCAGCTGTTGGGTGAATAAAAAAGAGCGCTTGCGCGCTCTTTCTCGCTGAACATATCAGCAAGTTGCTATTTTGATCCGCTCTCTGTGAGAGACAAATTCTTTATAACATATCGTCCAAGCAAAGTCAAGGGGGAAAATCCATGACGCAAAAAGACATCCTCGACAAGTATGAAGCCACCAAAAGCATGAAAGAGACTGCCCGAAACTTAAAATTGTCGCAGCAGACGGTTCGCCGCGTATTGATCTCCAACGGCATCTATCCGTCGGAACGAACGCGGGAAGTCGCCCGCTTGTGCCTGATGGGAATGACCGTGCCGGAGATCGCCGAATATCTCGGGATATCCCCAAAAACCGTACAGACAAACTTGCCTTATTCGAAGGGCGGCTATGCGACAAGCCAAAAGACAATAAATGCCGAAAGAATCGCTGATTGTCGCATACGTAAAAAATTAGGGCTGCCGCCAGCGAAAAGAGAACAGGCTCCGCACAGTAAATATACGGACAACCCGATCAACAATGCCAGACTCTCCAAAAGAATGACGCAAAGGAAATTGGCTGCAATAATCGGATGCAGCCCGGGCACCGTCTCTTGTTGGGAACGAGAGGTACAGTCGCCCAGCTCCCAAAATTTGGAAAAACTCCAAGAAGTGCTCGGCATCGAAATGAAGGAGGAATCCCATGCCCAGAACTAGTCCCCGCTCCCGTGGCGCACAAAGTCCCATCGCCGCCGCCCGGATCGCCGCCGGGCTGACCCAAGCCCAGCTGGCGGAAGCAGTCGGATGCAAGCCGCTGGCGGTCTCCCGATGGGAGCACGGCCAGAGAGAACCATCTGCCATTATTTTGCAGCGTGTTGCCCATGTGTTGGGCTGCACCATGGAAGATTTATTGAAGCCAATCAAAACCGGGGATTGATTCCCCGGCTCTTTTTTTTGCTCTTTTTTTGCCACAAACTTGCTGAAAACTTGCCGAAAACTTGCCCCTTCCTTTCATGGCGCGGGGCCGTGCTCCGTGCCATGATATAGGTACAAGGAGGCGATATCGTGCAAAACTATCCTTATATGCAGATGGTTGGTCAGGGGCCGTACCGGGGCTATCCGCCCGCGACCCAGTATGCGCCGCAGCCCTCGCCGCCACAGACCCAGAGCAATGTTGACTGGGTGCAGGTGTCCGGGTATGAGGCCGCCAAGGCCCAGCAGGTGCTTCCCGGATGCGTGTGCTGGATGCGGGACACGTCCGACCCCTATATTTACGCCAAGTCCGTTGACATGATGGGCACACCCAAGACCGAGATGTTTCACATCGAGCGGGTGGAGCCGGGGGCCATGCCCCAGAAGGAGCGCGGCGTCAGCCCGGAGGACTTTGCAGCGCTTGAAAAGCGGCTGAATGCCGTGGAGGACGTATTGAGAGCGGCGACGGCCCAGCCGGTAAAGCGGGCGGCCAGAAAGGCGGAGGAAGAGCATGAGTAACCCGTTGGACAGTCTCTTCGGCGGAGGAGGAAACGGGCTGATCGGGAAGATCATGTCCATAGCCGGGGCGGCTGACAAAATCAAGACCACCGTTGCGGACATCAACCAGCGTGGAGCACGAGCCGTTGCGCTGGACATGGCAAAAGAAAACAAGGATTTCAAGGCTTTTTGGGACAAGTACGCGGAGCTGCCCGTGGAGCAGGCTATTGAGGGCATCAGCCACGACTACGGCTATGACCCTCAGCAGGTGCGCGGGCTGCTGCGTATGTTCGGGGTACGGCTGTGACCGCCAGCGCGCGGCGGTTTGGCAATATATTGAGAGGAGACGCATAAGATGGATACCAATTTTTCCCTGGCGGACATTGCGGCGGTGATGGGCCGCGACCGTGACGGCGGCCTGTTCGGCGGCGGCGGTGTGCTGGCGATCATCATCATCCTGTTCCTGCTTTTCTCCATGATGGGCTGGAATGGGAACCGCAACAATACGAACGACTACGGCCAGTACGCCACGGCGGCCAGCCAGCAGCAGATTTTGTTCGGGCAGCAGTTTGGGCAGGTGAACGACCGGCTGACCAACCTGGGCAACGGCATTTGCTCTCTGGGCTACGACATGCAAGGCAACATTGCCGGACTGGGGAAGGAGATCGCCCTTGGTCAGGCCGGTATCAATCAGCAGATCATGGGCGGCAACTACCAGCTTGCCCAGCAGATCGCCGATTGCTGCTGCAAGACCCAGCGGGGCATCGACGCGATCAACGCCAACGTGGAGGCGAAATTCGCGGCGCTGGAAAAGTCCGGGCTGGAACGGCAGATCGCGGATCAGGCGGCGCAGATCAACCGTCTGGAACTGGCCCAGCAGATGTGCGGCGTGGTGCGCTACCCCATGAGCTACGCGTACAGCGCCGGAAACAGCCCCTTCTGCGGCGGCTGCGGCGGCTGCTGCGGCTGACATCATCTCATGACGCTATAACAGCGACGCGCCCCGGCTGGCTATCGCTGGCCGGGGCTGATTGAAAGGAGCAAGAATATGGCTTGTAACTGCAACACCCTGAAAAACAACTGCCGGAAGAGTGCCCTACGCATCAGCGGAAGCACTCCGCAGGCCATCAGCACGACCCCGTCCGCCCTGTCCGGCGCTATCGCCCTTGTGGACACTGGATGCAGCATGGAGGCCATGTCCAGCGGCGCGAGAATTTGCACGGCGGGCCTGTACGAAGTCAGCGCCAATGTGCAAGCCAACGTCACCACGGCGGGCACGGTCAGCGCCCAGCTGTATCTGGATGGCGTGCCCCTGCCGGACACGCTGCGCACCGTGACCGCCGCCGTGGGCCTAACCGTGATCCCGTTGGAGACCCTGCTGTGCCTGCCCGGAAACTGCTGCTGTGGTCACACGGTGCAGGTGTACGTCTTAGGCGCGGCGGTCGGCGATGTTACCCTGTGGGCGCTGGACGCGCTCCGGCAGGCGTAAGGAGGACGGAGGAATGAAAGAGCTGAAAGAGATCATCCGCGACATCGGCGCGAAGCTGGAAGACGCGGAGTGCTACGCCAAGGAGGCCGTTAAGCACAAGGAGCAGTTCCCGGCGCTGGCCTCCACCTATGCCCGCATCGCTCAAGATGAGCTGGGCCATGTGGACGCGCTGCACCGCCACGCCGTGGAAATGATCGACCAGAAAGAGCGCTCCGGCGCAGAGGCTCCCGCCTCCATGCGGGCCGTGTGGGAATGGGAGCATGAGAAGCAGATCGACGAGGCGGCGGACGTGCGCCGTCTGCTGGACATGTACAAGGCATAAGGAGGGCGGCGGCATGATAACGCTGAGCTGGGTGGAGAGCGAAATTGAAAAGTCGCTGCGTGGCGAAGCCAGCGCGAAAAACGTGTACGATCTTGCAGCGCTTTTGACCGTGCGGGCGTATCTTGCCGCCCCGTCCGAATCTGTGCAGGCCGAACCTGCGAAGGAAGAAGCCCCGAAGGTGTATCTGTCCGACTACTGCGCCGACCTTGACAAAGTCCCCCGTTTAGAGCAGGTGGAACAGGCCCTCGCCGCCGTGGCGGTAGAGGATCGGGAGCAGCTGAAACGGGCAAAGGATATGAAGACATGGGCCGGGATTTTGGGCGGGAAAGTTTGAACCTCGTTTTGAACCTTTGAACTGGAAAATGAGGGGCTTTTGAAAAGAATTTGAGAAAATATTTTGGCATAGGAAGACCCCGCAACCCTTTGCTGGTGCGTGATTTTGGATGCTTTGAAACGGATAAAAGTTTGTAGAGTGATTTCCTGAAAATGCAAACTATCCTGTATTTCAAAATGTTGTTATGTAAGTTTTTTTATGCGTTTCCATTGTATTTGAACCTCTTTTTGAACCTCTGAACCAAAAAGACGGGACATTTCGTTTTCGACATTTTGCTTTGCTTCCTTTCGGCGCTGATCGGAAACATGGTCGTAAATGCGCCGGATCATGGTATCGTCTTTGTGCCCCATCCATTGCACAAGCACCTCGGCGGGAACGTAAGCGTCTCTGCACATGGTACAGAAGGAATGCCGGAAGTCGTGGGTGCGGATGGTGATCTCTTGCCATGGCGGAAGCTGCCCAGCGGCGGCAAGCTCCTGCTGGGCTTTGGATTTCCCGTACCATCGTTTGGAGCAGCCATTGAGAAGCGCTTCCATTTGATTGATATAGCTGCTCCACGCCTTGTAGAAAGCGGAATGTGTGTTTTGCCCGTTCACCGCCTGAAATGCCAGCCCGTGCCGCCCTGAAAGAACGGCACGAAGCGGATTGAAAAGCGGGATCGTGCGAACCCCTGCTTCCGTTTTCGGCCCTTTGATCGTTCCCCGGTGGCTGGTGCAATAGCTCACGGCATGACGGACAAAAATTACCCCCTCGTCAAAGTCTACGTCCCGGTCAATGTCAAATGCCAGTGCTTCCCCACGGCGAAGGCCGCCGTACAACATGAGCATGGCGCAAACCCCGAAAGGATGATCTACCATTTCGTGGACAAGCTCCCGTTCCCACTGCTCCAAGGCTCTGTGCGTTCCGCTGGTGCCCTTCGGCGGTTTGATTTTGTGGGAAGGATTGTTATTGATGAGTCCATCGTCCTGCGCGTCTTCAAATAGCGCGCGAATAAGACATTGTGCTTTGTGGATATAGGAGCTGCTTTTGTCGGCAATCGTATTGTAATATTCGGCAATATCTGTTTTTGTAACGTTCCGCAGTAAAGTTTCTACCCCTACAAATTCGGAAAAACATTCCAGCATTCCGGCGTAAGAATTATAGGTTCTCCTAGTCACCCCGCTTTTGTACGCCGGGAGCCACCGCAGGACATAGGCCATCACCGTCACGTCCTGCGGCTTTTTCTGCGCCTCCTGCCGCTTGTAAGCGTCACGGGCGGCTAATGCCTCGGATTGCGTCTCCCCGTAAAATTGAATGCCTTTGTAGACGCATTTGTAGCGCCCGTCCTTGCGTTGCTTGAGGGTCTGGCGTGGCATATTATTTCCTCCTATTCAGCCCTTGGCGAATGGGCCGACAAGGGAGCGGTTGTAGCGGATGATTCCGCAGGCGGGGCTCGTGATATCCCAAATAAACCACACACAAATAAACGCAATCATAACGACGGCCAGAATACACCATATGCGTTTTTCCTTTTTCAGGGATGTGATTAGCTGCTGCGTAATTTCCCGTTCGTTTTCATACGCTTCTTTCAATGCGTCAATGGCATAGCGCTGGTTTTCCCGTATGTCGGTTTTCTCCTGTTGGTGGACGGCGTTCATGTCGTTGACATACTCCGACGTGTAGCCGTGCTGCGCTGGTGCGTCCTCCGGGATGTCCGGCGGCTGTTCCACGATCTCCAACCCAAGGGCCGTTGTGATCTGGTACACGCGATCAAAGGCGGGGACTGTCGAGGTATTGATAAAATTGTCGATGGTGCTTTTCGGGATTCCGGTCATTGCGGACAGTTTTCCGATTCCGATCTCCTGCCGCCCCATTTCTGCCTTTATGCGCTCCCGCAGGTCGTCCATATCAATAATTGTCCCATATTTGTGGTCAGTTTGTCCCATATTTAGGCCTCCTATTCTGTCGCATTTTGTCGAACGTCCCATTTCTGCCTATTGCCTATTTTGGCGGTGTGTAGTATCACGGAAGCAGAACAGGGCGCAACGCCAAAAGACAACTGGGGAGGAAAAATGGAAATGGACTACCGTAACGAAATTATCCGCATGGTACAAGCTGTTTGCCCGGAGAGCGCACTGAAAAAAATCTATAAATTCGTGCGAATGGTTTACAACAGCCTATGCGGGGCTGAAAGGAACAGGGCATGAAAGACCGGCGAGAGGAAACCATTGAAAAGATCGTGAAAAAAGTGGTAGAAATGAGCGACGAGGAATTTCAAAAGTTTCTTGAATTCCTCAAAACCATTTGACTATCTATTGACCAATAGAATATACTGGAACTATCATTAAGGCCAAGGAGGGAAAGCATTTGAATTTTCTATTGATCTTTTTAAGCGCTGTCGTAGCAAGTGTCACGGTTGGCCTGACCGCCGTTGCGGTTGTTATTGCCGCCGCAATCGTGGAAAACACTCATTTTGTCATTAAAGCAACGATCGAATGTCGTCAACGGCAAAGCAGACATCTTTTTGAAGCAATTTGCCAGAAACTAGAAAAGACAAAGGAAGATGGAAATCCTTTAACCCCGAATTATCAGGAAATTTACGACATTGCCCTTCGTGGCTGCCGCCAGACGGCACCAAGACATTCACGTTTGGGAAGCAAAGTTTCCGAATTTCTTCATTCTTGCACCGAACGAATGGGGCTGTGAGGGAATCCATTTCGCTTTTCAACCGAAAGGCGAATGTGACCCGCTCCGCCCCTCGTTCCGGGATGATGATCGGAAGGGAATCCAATTCGATCTTCTTTTCCCCGAAGGGAAGTACGCGGAGATTGATCTCGTTTTTTATCTCCCCGTCTTTCAACCGAAGTCTTGCGTTGGTGAACGACAAACAGGCATGAGTGTTATTGACAAGCGTTGCCAGCACAACCAGCCAGCAAAAATCAGATGTATAGCCAACGGGGAATAAAAATGCGTCCTCGATAGAAATCGAGCGTCGCCGTCTGTATCTCTCTACGAAAACACCAACAATTAGATTAATCAGTGACAATCCGAGGGCAAGCCCCGCTATTATGTCCCCTACCTCCCAACCCGCCGGTTGGTTTTGCATCAAAAATCATCCCCCAGCGCCTTTCGGCGCTTTTTTTATTTGGTTTCTTCTTTTTGCTCTGCGGGAGCTTCGGGGCAAAGGTGCTTCCGGATGGCCTTCAGTTCTTCCAGCATGGCCTTGCGCTGCTTTTCCGCTTCCTCCTTGTACTCCAACGACAAGCTGATGGAGCCGAACAGCAGGAATCCAACGACGCCGCCGCCGAGAGTCGAAGCGGACGGGGCCCAGCTATAAACATTGAACGACAGAAAGGCGCCTATAACGCCGCCAAGAAGAACCAGATAGGCAAACCAACGAGTTGCTTTGATCATAAGAACCCCTCTTTTCCAATTTTTACGGCCAGACCGTGGCCGCGAAGGTCATTTTTTATCCCGCGTGATGAACCGGGCATAGTCGTACACCTTTTCCAGATCGGCCTCGGACATCGCCCGCAGCATTGCCTCCACGTCCCGCCTTTGCCGGTCGGCGGGTGAGAGGGCGGCCTGAGGCTGTTCCTCGTCCCGGCCAAGGAGATACGATACACTTACATCAAGTGCTTTTGCGATTTGCGGCAAAAAATCAATATCTGGCTTTCTAGCCCCGGATTCATAGCTCGATATTGCGGATTGAGAAACATTTAGCATTTCGCTAAGTTTTTCTTGGCTGATTTTTTTTTTCTTCCGTGCTTCTTTGAGCCGATCTGCAAACACTTTATCACCCCTTGTAATTATTCTATATCTTTTTTATCAAAAATAAAAACACAAAATGTGGTAAATCTTATTGACATCTATTACAGTTAGTGATAATATTACGTTGTGAGGTAAGTTTGGAGGTGATTATCACGATCTGTATAAAGGCACTCAGAAAACATAAAGGGCTCACGCAAGCCGAACTTGCAGAGCGTTCCGGGATTCAGCAATCCATGCTCTCCCTTATTGAGAGCGGCAAGCGTACCCCCTCCGTGCGGTCGGCCCAGCGCATCGCCGCGGCCCTCGGCGTTGAGTGGACGAAGTTCTTTGAACCACCGTCCACAAGCCAAGTATAACCCCGGAAGGAGGCACGAAACATGGCAGAATTTACGGAAAAAGACCTGCGAAAAGCCCGTGAATCAAAGGGCCTGCCCCGCTGGAAGATGGGCGAGAAGATAGGCGTAAGCGAAAGCACCATCGAGCGCTGGGAAAGCGGCGCGGCCATCCCCACGCCGGAGGACATCGACAACATCGGCGAGGCGCTGAATGAACCCACCCTCTGGCACAAGTGGATGCTCAGCCACTACGACAGCTACCGCCGCCGCTACATCGGCTGCGCCGACATGGCTCTGCCGGTGAGCGTGATGCGAAACCGCTACACCATGGCCGATGTGGCCCAGCTGCAGGAGGCCGTGGAGCGGGACGTGATGGACGGGCACATCGACGATCAGGACTTGAGCGGCCAGTACGCCGAGAAGATCAGGGCGCTGATCGCCAGCCTGAGCGACACCCTAGCGAGGATCGGGAAATGAAGGGAGGCAAGAAGATGGAGCGCCAAATGACCCCACGGCAGGTGGCCGAGGCCACCGGGATGACCTACCAGAACGTGTGCCGCCTGATGCGCTCCGGGGAGATCGAGAGCTTCGCGGTTGGCGTTGACCCAAGCAGCCCCCGCCCGCGACTGGCCACCACCGAAAGGGCCGTGACCCGCTGGCAGATCGAGCGGCAGGAGATGGCGCAGGAGGGCCGGCGGCCCACAAAAAAGCCCGTCCGGCAGCACCGGCGGGCGATGGTAGAGGAAATCCCGGAGGGAGCGGAGATCGGCCCCGACGGGAAGCTCAGAATCAAAAGGAGGTGAGAATGATGCGCATCGTACCCAAGACGTTTACCGGCATCCCCATGGTGGAGTACATCCCCCGCACCGGCCTGAACCTGCTGCGCTACAAGCGGCGCCTGCGCTGGATGGCCTCGGAGGTCTGCCCGCCCGATAAGAGCTGGGAAGTGATCGTCGCCCTGTTCGCCGCCGTGGCGCTGTTTGTGGGCGCGTTCATCGCGTGGGGCCACGGGCTGGTATAAAAAGAGGGCTCGTGTTACCAGCACGAGCCCAAGGGGTACCAAGACAAAAGGATGAGGCACGAAAGGAAAGCCAGTCCAAAACAACCACCATCATTATAACACAAAAAGGAGCGAAACGCAATGTATCGCTGCTGCGAATGCGGGGCGTATCTCGATCAGCCGTGGGAGGCCCACGAGTGCCAGCGCCCCGACCGCCCCAAGCGGCGGAAGAAGCCCGGACGCGGCGACTATGACCGCACCCCGGAAAACCAGCTGGAAGACCAGAAATTGAGGATGAGAAAGGCGTGGGAAGAATGGGACATGAACTAGAGAATCCCGCCGTGATCGGCGACTACTACGAGCCCTCCAAGATGCTGCCCGACACCGACGAAAACCGCATGGCCTATGTGCGGGAGAAGCATCTCGGCTGGCGGGCTGCGGCCATCGGCTTAAATGTGGAGCGGCATTCCCAAGAAGCGGAACAGGACGAGATGGAAATCATCTGGGAGCATTTCATCGAAAGCCGGCCAGATGAAGCCATGGAATGGGCCTGCTGCCTCGTGGAGTGCTCCCCCTACTATGACAGTTACATGGAATGGAGGGACAGGCCGTGCATGGAGGTATCCGCCCGGCGGTCTATCGCCTGACCGACCGCGTAGGCTTTGACCCCGATCACCAGTGCTGCGATGGCTGCAAGTATTGTCAGACCGACGCATACAACCGCGACCGCAAGCGCTGTAACGTGACGGGAGAAATTATCTGGGCACCAAAGCGTTTTGGCCTCTGGTGCCCGCTGGAAAAGGAGGCGGAAGGAAATGAGCCCGTTTGAAATCCTCAACGGCGTGGACGTGAGCGGCCACACCGAGAAGAAAGGGAACCTGACCTACCTGAGCTGGGCTTGGGCATGGGGCGAATTGAAAAAGCGTTACCCCATGAGCTACTACACCGTCTATGAGGCGGCCAACGGCAACCCCTACCACACAGACGGCAAGACCTGCTGGGTGAAGACCGGCGTAACGCTGGTGGACGGGGAAACCTCTTTGGAGCACATCGAATACCTGCCCGTGATGGACGCGCGGAACCACAGCATCCCTCTGGCGCAGGTAGACAGCTTCGCCGTCAACAAGACCATCCAGCGGAGCTTGACTAAGGCCATCGCCCGCCACGGCTTGGGCCTGTACATCTATGCGGGCGAAGACCTGCCGGAAGACCCGCCCGCCCAAAAGAAGCCCCCGGAGAGCGAACAGAACCAACAGGAGACCGAGCAGAAGAAACAGACCGGCACCCCGGCGAACCAGTCCGATGCCGTCCCGATCTACTGCACCGCCTGCGGCCATGAGATCAAGCCCTACGGCAACCGCACCGCCCAGGAGCTGGCGAAGGCCAGCAAGGAGAAGTTCGGCGAAGTGCTGTGCGTGGATTGCGGCAAGGACGAAGCCGCCCGGCGCTCGGCAGGTGACCGCCTATGATTTCCACCGTGGGCCGGGCCTATGACCACCGGGGAGCCGTGGCCGTGAAAACCATCCGCCCCCCGGTGGATAACCTGAGCGAGGACGTGATGGTGCTATGGCACGATAAGCGGCAGATCAGCCCGGAGCAGCGCCGCCACGCATGGGCGCTGGTGGGCGATATCTCCGCCGCCTGCGGCTACCTGAGCGCGGGCGACCGGGAAATGCTCAACGGCGATCTGAAACGCAAGTTCCTGATCGACCGCATGGACGAGCTCACCGCCGAGGCCATCAAGCGCTTTAGCCTCTCCGACTGCGACATGACCACCGCCCGCCTGTACATCGACTTTCTGATCGAGTTTTGCGTGGAGCATGGCATTCCCACCCGCGAGAACCTCGCGGAGATCGCCGGAGACGTGACCGCCTACGTGTACGCCTGCGCCATGCGCAAGGTCTGCGCGGTCTGCCGGAGGCCCGGAGAGCTGCACCACATCGACCGGGTGGGCATGGGCCGGAACCGGGACGAGATCGACCACATAGGCATGGAGGCCCTGCCCCTCTGCCGGGAGCATCACATGGAGGCCCACCAGCACGGCGACCCCGCGCTGATGGAAAAATACCACCTGCAGCCCATCACCATTGACGAAAAAATCTGCCGGACGTACCGGCTGAAAGGGAAGCAACATGAATAAACTCACCATCATCGGCAACCTCACCCGCGACCCGGAGACCCGGGTCACCCAGTCCGGCTCCTCCGTCTGCTCCTTCACCGTGGCCGTCAACCGCCGCGGGCAGGACGACAAGACCGACTTTTTCCGCGTCAGCGCGTGGAACAAGACCGGCGAGACCTGCCAGAAGTATCTTGCCAAGGGCCGCAAGGTGGCCGTTACCGGCCCCGTCAGCGTTTCCACCTACACCGGGCAGGACGGCAAGGCCTACGCCAATCTGGAGGTCATGGCGCAGGACGTGGAGTTCCTGGCCCCCAAGGGCGAGCAGGCCGCACCGGCCCCCGCAGCCCCGGCGAACAATGGCTATCAGGAAGTCACGGACGACGATCTGCCGTTCTGATGATACAGAGAAAGGAAAAGAATCATGAAGAAAATGGAACTCCGGGAACTGGTAGGCGGAGCGCTGCAAGAGCAGTTCGCCAAATCCTTTGAAAAAGTGGTGGAAAACCTGCAAAACCCCAACACGCCCTTCAAGGTCATCCGGGAAATCAATATCAAGCTCAAGTTTACCCAGAACGAAAAGCGGGACGATGTGAAATGCGGCATTCTGGTGGCCGAAAAGCTGGCTCCCCAGTCTCCCATGGAAACGGCCTTCTCCGTCGGGAAAGACCTGAAAACCGGCGAGCTGTTCGCCGTGGAGTACGGGAAGCAATGCACCGGCCAGGTCACCATGGACGACCTGAACCGGGAAGAAAATCCCGTAGTGGACACGGAAACCGGGAAAATCATTGGAAAGTCCATCGACAACGTGATCGACCTGCGCAACGCGGCGCTGAAATAAGAGGGAGGAAAAAAATATGATCCAAAAGGCATTGCAGTACATCGTCAATCTGGCGGAACCCAAAGTACAGACCATCGACGGCGAAACCTATTCCGACAAGGCCCTGCATCGCGTGAGCTTCAACCCGAAAGCGGAGCCTATCCAGCTAAACACCCTGACCAGCTTGGTAGACTACATCCTTTCCGGCTTTGACACCCACGGCAAGCTGTTTGTCCATGTGGTTTCGCCCGTCGAAGTCAAGGTATTTTCCGCGCTGGACGGGGAGCGAATCCGGGAAGAGCTTCTGACGGTCAACGCCCTTGTTCCCCGGTTTATCTTTGGCCAGTTTATGGAGCATGAAGCGTTCTGCATCGGTTTGCAGTCCAAGTTCCTGAACAGCGGCGACCGGGCGCTTTTGCTGAAATTCGCCGGGACCGTGGAGGCCGGTTCAGTGGCCCAATACGGCGACGACGGCGTTACCCAGAAAGCCACTGTCAAAACCGGAGTGGCCTCCAAGGCGGATGCGGTGGTTCCCAATCCCGTAACCCTAAGCGCTTACCGCACTTTTATGGAAGTGGATCAGCCCGCCGCACAGTACGTATTCCGCATGAAGCAAGGCCCCGGCGGAGACGTGCAATGCGCCCTGTTTGAGGCGGACGGCGGCGCATGGCAGACCGAGGCCAAGGAATCCATTAAAGTCTATCTGACCACCGAATTTGAAGGCTACAACGACATTGTTGTCATTTCCTGACGGGCTATCCTTGCCGGTGGGTGGTAAAACCGGCAATCCCTTATTCGAGGGTACGGGAATCGCGAATCAGATAAAGGAGAAAGGAAAGAATGCTTCCATACATCAAGGTCTTTCCCGACTTGAGCGAAACCGTTGACCTCCTTTCCGACGCTGAGGCGGGGAGGCTCCTGAAGTCGATATTGCACTACGCAAACGGCGAGGAAGATGAGCTGCCCGGACAGGAAAAGCTGGTATACGCCATGCTCAGGAAACAGATAGACAGAGACGCTGCCGAATACGAGCGCTATTCCGAAAAGCAGCGAGCAAATGGATGCAAGGGCGGCCGCCCGAAAAAACCCAGAGAAACCCAACAAAACCCAAAAAACCCACTGGTTTTTGAAAAAACCCAAAAAAGCCAAGAAGAAGAAAAAGAAAAAGAAAAAGAAAAAGAGGTAGTACGCGCGCCCGCGCGCGAGACCGCCCCCGCCGCCGGTTGGATGTCCGCCGAAGAGATGGACAGGGCCGCCGAAGAGTACAACAGCCTCATGGACGCCATGGAGACCATCGGCATGCCGACGACGGCGTACAACACAGAGCAGGTCATGGCCCTAAAGGCCCAATACGGGACGGACAAGGTGCTGGCCTCCCTGAAGACCGCCGCAGAGGGTGACACAAAGGGCGGGGTCAGTCTGGCCTTCGTCCGGGCGATACTGGACGGGAGCAAAAAACAGCAAACCGCCAAGAAACAGGCCACCAGAACCATCCGGGAATGCTGCGTCATTGATGGGAAAGAGGTTTGGACGGAGCGGAAGGTGGCGGCTACATGAGTGAAACACAAATTGCCTACGTCAACGTGGACGCAGAAAAGACCGTGCTGGGCGCTATTTTGCAGGGCGGCGAGGCTGCGCTGAATGACCTGACAGAGCGGGACTTCTACCGCCCGGAGCATCGAGCCATTTTCCGGGCAGCGCAGGAGCTGCGACGGGAGCGGCAGGCCATTGACCTGATGACGCTGGGCAGCCGTCTGGCGGAGCGGAAAGAGCTGGAGACTGTTGGCGGCCCGGCGTACCTGCTGGAATGCGTCCGCTTTGTGCCCACGCTGGCCAACAACGGCAGCTACATCGGCATCGTGCGGGAATGCGCCCGGCGGAGGGAGCTCAAGCGGATTTTGCAGGACACGGCGGGGAGCATCGGCCAGCAGAACGCCGATCAGGCAGCGGACGAGCTGCTTTACCGTCTGCGGAGCATGACGGAAGGCCCGGCGAGCTGGTCAGACTTTCGGGAGATCATGAGCCGCACATTTGATCATCTGGACGGGGTAGCCAGCGGAAAAATACAGACGATCTCCACGGGGCTGGCCGATCTGGACGCAATCTTCGGCCTGCGGCGGGGCGAGGTGACGACCATTGCGGCAGGCCCCGGTCAGGGAAAAAGCGCTCTGGCGTGGCACATTGGCCGAACGGCGGCCCAGCGCGGTTTCCGGGTGGCGCTGGTCAGTCTGGAAATGTCGGAGGAACAATACGGCATCCGCGCCCTGAGCAGCCTGACGGGAATCCCCATGGAGCAGATCGTGGCGGCCAAGAGCCTGACAGTGGAACAATGGACGGCCATCGGGGACGCGATGAACACGGCCCGGCTGCCATTATGCATTACGACCAGCGTTAGCACGATAGAACAGGCGAGGCGGGAAGCCGCCCGCATGGAGCATCTGGATTTGTTGATCATCGACTATCTGCAGATCATGGAGACGGCGCGGCATATCGACAACGAGCATCTGCGCATCAGCACCATCACGCGGCAGGTCAAGACCATGGCGCGGGAGCTGGATATCCCGATCATCATGCTCAGCCAGTTCAAGCGGCTCCCGCCGGGGCAGCGGCCCACGCTGAGCGACCTGAAGGAATCCGGCAGCATCGAGAATGACAGTGACAACGTTATCCTGCTGTACAAGCCCCAAGGGCCGGACGATGAGAACATTCCCTCGCCCTATGTCGGATGGTACGAGGCGGCAGAAGCCCGGGAACAGAGGTTTTTGCTGGTCGAAGTTGCCAAGCAGCGCATGGGCAGGGTGAGAACTGTTGCTGCGATCTTTGATCCGTCGCGGATGAGATTTTACACACCAGCAAGGGGGGACGCACGATGACCAGACCCAACTGCCCGACGGAAGAGCAGGAGCAGCGCATGGTGATGCAATGGGCCTCCATGGCCGAGGGGAAGCACCCGGAGCTGCGCATGCTGCACCACATCCCCAACGGAGGGGCCAGAAGCGCCCGAACGGGGGCCATGCTGAAGGCTCAGGGCGTAAAGAAAGGGGTGCCTGACCTGTGCCTGCCAGTGCCATGCGGCGGTTACCACGGGCTGTATATCGAGCTCAAGCGCGTCAGCGGCGGGCACGTCAGCGCCGAGCAGGCCGAAATGCTGAACGCCCTTGCGGCCTACGGCTACAAGGCGCGAATCTGCCGGGGAGCCGAAGAAGCGATTAACACCATCAGGGACTATTTGCGAGAGTAAGAAAGGCAATGAGCCACCACTACTATCAGCCGGGGCGGAAGCAAAAGCGTCCCTGTAAGACCTGCCTGTGGCACTGGCCGGAAGTCCACGGCGGCGAGGGCTACCGCTGCTACAATATTCGCAGCGCGTACTACCGGGAGAAATCCAGCGCCGGGTGCACCGACTACGAGACCCGGGTGAGTCAGACTGAACCAGATGAAGATCAAGAAATTCTGCTGGGGTGATCAGATATCCAGACCCTGCTATGGCAGAAATACCAAAGGAACGGCCAAACCGGCCGAGTGAAATACGGGAGGGAAGACCATGAACCGCGCACAAAGGAGAGCCGCCAAGAAGCAGCAGCCGAAATGGAAGACCATGACCCACGACCAGAAACTTGCCGCGCTGGTGAAGAACGGCATCACGCAAAAGGACTTGGACAGCGCCTACGAGGGCGGGCGCACCGCCGGGATCAACGGCACCTATCAGATATGCTTCGCCGCCGTGTGTTTGGCCCTGAACGACATCCACGGCTTCGGCGGGAAGCGCTGCCACCGGGTGCTGGAAAAAATGCAGCGGTATATCGTGGACTGCTTTACCAGCGCCGATGCCGTGCAGGCCGTGTATAAGCGCATGGGGCTGAAATTGGACTTTGGAGACCCGCTGAACTGGATCGAATTGGAGGATGATGAGTGATGGGTGATCTGATCGACCGGGACACCTTGGGTGTTGGCCCGGCAAATCCAGAAGTATTCAAAAATACTGCTTATGCGGACGGATGGAACGCTCTGCTGCGAATTATCAACCAAGCTCCCGCCGTGGACGCTGCGCCGGTGGTGCATGGCAAGTGGAAACCAGACCCGTATTGTTACCATGTTTTCCATTGCTCTGTATGCGACAGCCCTTTTTGGGCGATGAGAGCATATTGCCCCCACTGCGGCGCGAAGATGGACGGGGAGGGGGATGCTAAATGATCTGCAAACCAATCTTGTTTAACACCGATATGGTACAGGCCATTCTGGCGGGCCAGAAAACGCAGACGCGGCGGGTGATAAAGCCGCAGCCCACAAACCCAAGATGGAACAATATTGGTTGGCTCGGTTGGGATGACGGACATGGCTACAGAATGAAGCCTCCTTGCGAAGATGGCGATGTTCTCTGGGTTCGGGAGACTTGGAGTACCACGGACAAGTGCGGTCTTTACCCGAACTGGCCCATCGACGGAATCCACTATATGTACAAAGCGGACGACCCAGATTGCAGTGCGGCAAAAAAATCCAGATGGTATCCTTCTATCCATATGCCGAAACAAGCCGCCAGAATCTTCTTGCGGGTGAAGGAAGTGCGAGTTGACTGGCTGCAAGCCATGGACGAAGAAGCGGCTATTGCAGAGGGCTTCGCTGATTCCTCTGCCGGCACAGATTCCCCACTCACACGTTTCGCGGAGCTTTGGGACAAAACGATCAAGCGCGAAGATTTGCGCGAATTCGGCTGGCACGCCAATCCCTGGGTCTGGGCCGTCGAGTTTGAACGCTGCGAAAAGCCGGAAGGATGGGATAAAAAATGACCGAAACGCCGAAGTGCCCCTATTGCGGGGCGGAATTGGAAGTGACCCATGCTTTTGTGAACGATGCTACCGCAGCACATAAGTTGGTATACACCTGCTTCTGCCGAGAATGCGGAGTATACACGCCCAAAAGGTCAACGCCGGAAGAAGCCCTTTCCGCCGCCCTCCACCGCGCCGAGCCGGAAATGCGGCCCCTGACGCTGGAAGAAGTGCAGAAGCATTGCGAAGAAGGCGTTGGGGCTACGCCGTTATGGATGGAGTTTATCGGCCATGACGATTTATCACGCTGGATGGTTGCGTGCATCCCTGACATAGTATTTGAGGCCGGAAATATCAAACTCCATATGGATGCGTTTGGGCACAGATACAATACTATGTGGCGCTGCTGGCCCCGGAAGCCTACGCCGGAACAGATGGCCGCAGTGGAATGGGAGGAATGAGTATAAAAATCCTGATCGCTTGTGAAGAATCGCAAAGAGTAACAATCGAAATGCGCAGGCTTGGGCACGAGGCATACTCCTGTGACATCCAGGAGCCGAGCGGAGGGCACCCGGAGTGGCATATACACGGGGATGCGCTGAATGCACTGAGGGGTGAGACCATCCAGACCATGGACGGGGAAATACATGTGATCGGGAAATGGGATATGCTGATCGCTCATCCGCCATGTACTCATCTGGCGGTAAGCGGGGCAAGGTGGTTCACGGAAGGGATAAAGCCATTAAGCTTGAGAAATGAAGCAGCAGATTTTTTCCTGAAATTTGCCAAAGCAAATATTCCTAAGATTGCCGTCGAAAACCCGGTAGGCGTTATGTCTACGATTTACCGCAAGCCGGATCAGATCATACACCCGTGGCAATACGGACATCCAGAAGAAAAAACGACATGTCTCTGGCTAAAAGGGCTGCCAAAACTGACGCCAACAAATAATGTCCGGGAAGAAATGATGAAACTCACCAAAAAAGAGAGGGAAAGAATCTATTACATGTCCCCGGGGCCGGAACGGGCAAAAGAAAGAAGCAAAACATTCCCGGGAATAGCACGTGCGATGGCCGAGCAATGGGCAGGAAAGGATGTGGAATGAGCATGGAATGGATCAGCGTTAAGGACAGGATGCCGGATAGAAAAGATGATGTATACTTGTGCTGCATCGACAGCATTGCATTTCCGGGCACGCAGTACATCAGAATCCTCAAATTTTATGGCGACGGGACGTGGGGACACGGTGGAAACGTCACTCACTGGATGCCGCTTCCGGAGCCGCCGAAGGAGGCCAACCCATGACCCCAAAACGCCTTTCCGCCCTGCTGGTGCTGGCGCTGGCCGCCATCGCCCTGACCGTTTGCGCGGGGCTGGCCGCCGGGGTAAGCATGTGGCCGTGGATCGTCGGCTATTGGGCGGTGCTGGCGGCCAAAAATATCGTGGATTGGCTGGGAGCATATCGTAAGGAGGAATGAAAATATGGGCGTACTCATCGAGAAAAAACCGAATCCGGCCAAAGAATTGCTCTCCGGGTATCGCACCACCCTCCTGCGCCGGAATGCGATCCGAAACGAGATCGAGGAAAGCTACGACCGGGCGACCTCCTGCACCGTGCGGCTGAAACCCATCAGCGTATCGGGCAGCGCGGCCAGCTATGACCGCATGGCGGACGACGTGGTTCGCGGCATGGACGCGCGGACGCGGCTAGAGGTGCAGGAGCGGAAATTGACCGAGGAATTGGAAATGGCCCTCCGGCTCATTGAATATGCCAAATACCCGGAGCGGAAAACCCTGCTCACCCTCCGTTATATCCGGGGCATGAGCTGGGCGGAGATCGAAAAGGAAATGCACTACGGCAAAACGCAGCTCCATGTGATCCACGGTTATGCGCTATTGGACATCAACAGGCGGATGGAACAGAAACGGAAGGAACCATAAGCCGGAACAGGAGGAAAAAAATGCTGAAATTGGAAAACACGGAGGTCATGGGCTGGGATGCGGCCATCCGGGGGATGCGGAACCCGAAAAACAGCTGGACAAAAAGCGATAGCGGCCCCGGATGCCGCTCGGAACAGGGGGTGAAGACTTTTTGCCATGAATGCACCGAGGGCTGCCTGAATCCGGGCTATGTTTTTGGCAAAAATGATTTGCGTCTAGCGGAAGCCCTCGCCAGCGCCGGGACGGATCACCGTAAATTTCTGCGGATGATCGCCGTGTATACCGATATTGTCGCCCCCCTGTACTGGTGGAAGGAATTTGACACCTACAAGGTGGGAACTGTGGCTAATTCCTGTTCCACCATGCACAAAATTCACGAAAAGGAATTTACCCTTGAGGATTTTTCATACGATCATTTGAACGAAAAATCTTTGTATATGCTGAATGATACGATTAAGTATTTGAACGCGGTGCGTGAAGCCTTTCTGGACACCAAAGATAAAGATTATTGGTGGCAGATGATCCAGCTCCTTCCCAGCAGCTACAACCAGCGCCGCACGGTGATGCTCAATTACGAGGTGCTGGCCAACATTTACAACGCCCGCCGCTATCACAAGCTGGACGAGTGGCATACCTTTTGCGATTTGTTGGAAAAATTACCCTACTCGGAGCTGATTACGGGAAAAGAGCGGACAAAAACGGAGTAGGTTCTGTGGTAAGATATATCATGGGAAATCAAAGGGGGAACGATGTTGGATAAGTATAAGATCGACATTTTGGGCACCGAATACACCCTGACCCTCTGCAGCAAGGCCGAAGACCCGCGTCTGAAGGATTGCGACGGGCTATGCGATAACTCCATCAAGGAGATCGTCGTGAACGACTACGGCGACGCTGGAGACAATCCGCTAAATAAAGGCGATCTGTATTGGCAAATGAACAAGAACATGCGCCACGAGGTCATCCATGCCTTTTTGTATGAATCCGGCTTGGCGGAAAACAGCGATTGGGCACAGAACGAGGAAATGATCGATTTCTTCGCCCTGCAGCTCCCAAAGATCATAAAGGCCATGAACAGCGAGCTGGCTTCCGTGCAGTAAAATGCAGTTGAAAGACAAAGATAAATACAATATAATGATAATTGCAAATCGAATAGCACACGGAAAAGGGAGTTGGCCTCGGCCCGCTCCCTTTTTGCGTGGGAGGCGTTTTAAGGAGCGGCGCTTACCTCCGGCGCGGGAAGGATGGGGAGTGGTTGCCCCCATGTTTTGCGCCGTGGCGGGGCGGTGCTGATTTCATCACCTTTTATTCCATTTTCTTATTGACTTTAGATACAAGCTATAGTATAATAGAGCCATGGAAAGGAGGTGAAAGCCCATGGGAAAGCATAAGAAAAAGCACCGCAGCGAGACAGCAATCAAAATAGTTCTCGCAACGGCGCTCCTAAACCTGATCGCCGAGTTGGTAGGGCTGCTTGCGCAGCTACTAAAGCGGTAATCAGCGGGGGGGGGAAGGGCGAAAGCCCTTCCTGCCCCATCAGTATAACACATATGCTTTCCCATGGCAACAAAATGATGTTGGCTCTCAGTATGATTCAGGTGATCCTCGCGGCGCTGAACTTTGTGTTCCTCGTGATCCTGTGGAAAGAGTGGAAGAAGGAGCATGAAGAAAAATGAAACTGCGTCCCCAGAAGGGAAACGGCGGGCACATAACCAGCTATAATGTAACCCTCGGGAGCCGGGAGGTACGAGTAGCCGGTTTCCTGAATGAGGATGGAAGCCCGAAGCCGGTAAAGAAAATCGTGATCCCGGAAAAACATCAAATCATTATCGAATTGGATATGGAACCCGAAAGGGAGTAGCCGAAAGGCCGCTCCCTTTTCCCGTATCAGGAGGAAAAAATGAAAGTCGTAACCTACCAGATCGCCGATGTAAAACCCTATGAAAACAACCCCCGGAACAACGACAGCGCCGTGGATGCCGTGGCCGCCAGCATCCGGGAATTTGGCTGGCAGCAGCCGATTGTCGTAGACAAGGACGGCGTGATTATTGCCGGTCATACCCGCTACAAGGCCGCCCGGAAGCTGGGGCTGGCCGAAGTCCCTGTTGTCGTCGCGGATAAACTCACCGAGGAGCAAATCAAGGCCTACCGGCTGGCCGACAACAAGTCCGGCGAGCTGGCCGACTGGGATTTCTCCGCCTTGGAAGAGGAACTGGCCGGGATCGCTGAAATTGATATGAGCCAGTTTGGCTTTGATAGCCTCGACGATATCAAGGATAAGGCGGAATGGGAACAGGGAGCGAAAGGCATAAGTCTCTCCGACAAGTATCTTTTCCCGCCCTTCTCCGTCTTAGACGGGCGCAACGGGAAATGGCTTGACCGAAAGAAACAATGGCACTATATCATAGGCGCGGATAGCCGCAGCGGGCGAGAACAGGGGCTTATCGGCGAAGGGATGCGAAGGCTTGGGAAACTGACCGGCTCATCTCTCACCGGCACAAGCGAGTTTGACCCCGTCCTTTGCGAGACCCTGATTCGATGGTTCTGCCCGCCCGGCGGTAAAATCATCGACCCATTCTCCGGCGGAAACGTCCGCGGTATCGTCTCTATGTTCCTAGGAGCCACCTATCACGGCGTTGATATCCGGCAGGAGCAAATAACCGAGAACTACGCTTCCCTCGAAACCGTCCGCAATGAGGGCAATGAAACCATAACCCCTCGATGGTACTGCGGGGACAGCGCGGAAATAAATACGATCCTCGGCAACGAAGCCCCCTTCGACTTCTTCCTCATGTGCCCGCCCTACGGGGACTTGGAGAAGTACAGCGACGACCCGAACGATCTATCCAATATGCCGTATGGCGACTTCATTCGATCTTACCGGGATATCATATCTAAGACCGTCTCCCTTCTGGCGGATAATGCCTTCTGCGCCGTCGTCGTCTCCGATATCCGGGATAAGAAGGGCATGTACCGCGGCTTCACCATGGCCACGATTGAGGCGTTCGAATCTTGCGGATGCCATTTTTATAATGACATCGTAAAGCTCGACCCCATATCTACCGCCGCCATACGGGCCGACGGCCAGTTCTCCGCCGCCAGAAAGGTTGTGCGGACACATCAAAATGTCCTTGTATTCGTTAAAGGCGACCCGAGGAAAATCAAGCTAAACGAATACACCTTCGACTTCGACGACTACGAAGAAACTTCGGAAGAAATCGAATAAAACACTGGACATTCCCGCGTTTCTCCCTTAAGCTTCAAGCATCATAAAGGAGGCGCGAAACAATGGATATCAACACCCTAGAAGAAACGGCCCGCAAAGCGAGAATCCTTTACAATCGAGGCGCTATCACCCGCGAGGAAGCAAAGGAAATGGTAAAGCCCTATGCCGAAGCCTTCAATCGGATAAGCGCCGAAATCGCCGCCAAGTACGGCAGGAAGCCCATGAAATTCTCCTTTGTCTCTTTCATGAGGTGATAATATGATCAGAATAGAAGAAGAACGCGAAAAAATCCGGCGGGCGAAGGAAATCATCAGAACCACGAAAAGCCCGTACTTAAAACGCGATATGCAGAAATATGTTCGTAAAGCGGAGCGCCAAGTAAAACAGGCGCTCCTTTTTATGAGGGAGGGAAAGACATGCCCAGAGGCCAGCACCCCAACAGCCTAGCGAATTTGAAGAAAGGCCATCGTTTCAGCTCCGCTGACGGTTCCGCGAGGGAAAACGCAAAGAAAGCTTCCGCCGAGCGGCGGGGCATCGCGGAGGAAATGAAAGCCCTGCTGGATGAGCCCAACAAGGACGGAAGCACCCGCCGAAAGACCCTAGCGGCCAAGCTGGTGCTGAATATGGATAAATCCCCGGAGTGGTACAAGCTGGGTCTGAAGATGATCGGCGAGCTGCCGCCCGACCAGATCGACGTGAAGACCACGACCCTATCCGACGAGGCCAAGGCCGAACTCGACAAGCTGCTGGAGGAAACAAAGGGTGAGATACGGTGACCCGGGAAGAAGTCTGGAACATCTGGCGCTATCACCCGGCGGCGGTGGGGCGCATGGTGGGCTTCCGCGACCTGACCGACGAGCTCCACGGAAAGTGGATGCAGCACATCCTCTACGGCACGTCTGACTATACGCTGCAGGCCCACCGCCTGAGTTATAAATCCTCCTGCCTTTCCGTGGCGCTGGCCATGTGGTGCGTGCTGCACCACGGCGAGAACGCCCTGTTCATGCGAAAGACCGACGCGGACACCGTGGAAAGCATCGCGCAGGCCAAGAAGGTGTTTGAAAACGAGGGCTTTCGGTACATGGCGGCGCTGCTCCTGCGGACGAACGTGGAGTTGATGAAGTCCACCGCCAACAGCCTGACCGTGACCGTGTACGACAGCCCCCGAGGGGCCGAACAGCTCCTTGGCTGCGGCTGCGGCGGCAGCATGACCGGCAAGCATGCGAACCTGATCGTCTGTGACGACGTGGTCAACCTCCAAGACCGCGTCAGCAGGGCCGAGCGGGAGCGCACCAAGGCCGTTGTACAGGAGCTGCGAAACATCGTCACCCGCGACGGGCGTATCGTGTTCATCGGCACCCCGTGGCACAAGGAGGACGCTTTTACGTTGGTGGCCGAGCCGGAGCGGCACGACTGCTACACCACCGGCCTCATAACCCCGGAAAAGCTGGCCGAATTGAAAGCCAGCATGTCCCCGTCCCTGTTCGCGGCCAACTACGAGCTGCGGCATATCGCCGCCGAAAACGCCCTGTTTGACACCCAGCCGGGGCACACCGACAACGCCGCCCTGCTGCGTGACGGCATCGCCCACATCGACGCGGCTTATGGCGGCGAGGACTATACCGCCCTGACCTGCGCCAAGCGCCGGGGCGATACCCTGTATCTGTATGGCCGCCTGTGGCGTGCTCATGTGGACACCGTCTTGGACGCGGCCCTTACCGAGTGCCAGAGGCTCCAATGCGCCCCGGTGTACTGCGAGAGCAACGGCGACAAGGGCTATCTGGGCAAGGAGATACGCAACCGGGGCCAAGAGGCCCGCATCTATGCCGAGTATCAGAACAAGTACCTGAAAATCTCCACCTATCTGCGGAAATGGTGGAGGAATATCGTGTTTCTGGATGGCACCGACCGGGCGTATATCGCCCAGATCATGGACTACACCGAGGACGCGGAGCATGACGACGCGCCGGACAGCGCCGCCGTGGCCTGCCGACTGCTGGATAAAGACCGCCGCAGCCTATTAGGAGAGTGAAGCAATGTTTACCGAATACACCTATCAAGACTGGCAGAAAATGGGCGGCGGAGCGGAGAGCGCCCGGAAGATCGTGGAGAGCTACCGAGCGTCCGACTTTTTCCACCGGGCGCTGGACGCGAACCGCTATTTCGCGGGCTGGAACCCCACCCTTGACGACAAGTACCTGCTCAAAGTCCAGACCCGGGAGCAAAAGGACGCAGACGGCCTGACCCGCAAGGTGGCCGACACCGTCCGCGTGGTGGGCAACCGCGTGTCCTCGGCGTTCCTGCGGCGGTTCGTCTGCCAGCAGAACCAGTTTTTGCTTGGCAATGGCGTGACCCTAGAGGACGCGGCCCTGAAGGAGCGGCTGGGCCGGGGCTTTGATGTGAAATTGCAGCAGATCGGCGAGGCGGCGTTACTGCATGGCGTGTCCTACGGCTACTGGAACCTCGACCATCTGGAGCCCATCAGCGCGGCCCGTGACCTGCTGTCCGGCTGCGTTGGGCTGCTGGATGAGCTCACCGGCATGGTGGGCGCGGCTATCCAGTTCTGGCAGCTGTCCGGCGAGCGACCCTTGTATATGCGCGTTTTTGAGCCCGACGGCGTGACCGTCTACCGCGCCAAGGACGGAAAGTACGACGAAGAGCAGCCCAAGCGGGCCTATAAGCAGCTCGTCCGTCGGGACGCGCTGGGGGAAGTGGTCGTGGGAGGCGAGGGCTATTCCGGCCTGCCGGTGGTGCCCCTGTATGCCAACGACGAGCACGAGAGCGAACTGACCCCCTCCATTCGGGCGAAGATCGACCTGTACGACAAGATCACCTCGGATTTTGGGGACAACCTAGACCGTGCGAATGACGTGTATTGGGTGCTGAACAACTTCGGCGGCAGCACCGATCAGGCCTTGCAGGTCATCCAAGAGATACAGGAGCTCAAAGTCGCCATGAGCGTGTCCGACGGCGCGGGGAGCTCCAGCGCGGAGCCGCGAACCATCGAGGTGCCCTTCCAAGCCCGGCAGACGGCGCTGACGCTATTGGAACGGGCGCTGTATCAGGACTATATGGCGCTCTCCATGAGCGAGCTGACCGGCGGCAGCCTGACCAACGTAGCCATCCAAGCGGCCATGACCAACCTCAACCTCAAGTGCGACCACTACGAGTGGCAGTGCTTCGCGTTCGTTCAGCAGGTGCTGGCCCTGCTGGGGGTGGAGACGGAGGAAATCAGCTTCCAGCGGCAGCAGATCACCAACAAGTCGGAGACCGTGGACGACATCTACACCATGCGCTCCGATATCGATCAGGAGACCGCCCTCAAGCTGAACCCCTATATCAGTCAGGACGACATCCCCGGAATCATGGAGGCATTGGAAGCGGAGCGCGTCAGCGGCCTTCCGTCGCTGGATGCCCTCCAGACGGCCATAGACGGTCAGCAGCTGGCCGGGAATGAGAACCCTGACAGACAGGAGGGGTAAACCTTGGACAAGGCTTTACGGGCCTCTGACGAGCTGGAAAAGGCACTCGTAATGCGTATCGAACACGAGTACGGCAAAGAGACCCTGAAAGCTATCGGGGACTTGAAGGGGTTTTTCCGGGACGTGGAGGCGCTGGAACGGAAGGAGCCGCCCGTGTGGATGGACGAAGCGGCGCAGAAGCGCTGGAAACGCCGGGAGCTGGACGCGCTGGTGCAGAAGCACCGGGTGGAAAACCGGGTCATGAAGGCGATACGCACCGCCGGGGCCATTGCCGCCCCGCTGATCTGGTATTTTTTGGCGCGTGTGTACGGGGAAAACGCCAGCCAGACCGTGGAAGAGGCGCAGAAAGCGCAGGTGCGGCAGGGTCTGGCACAAAACGCCATGCCTGAGCAGGTGAACACGGTACAAAGTGCCACGCAGCAGCCGCCGCAGCAGAATTTTGTGCCACAAAAGCAGCGGGAGATTGAAATCCTGCTCCATGACCAGCAGCCGCCCTTTAGCAAGATCGCCTTTGACAATCTGGAACAGGCCCCGGCGCTGGAGCGGCGGCTACGGGCCGAGATGCGGCAGGCCATCATTAATGGGGAAGGGCAGGACAAGATCCGCCAGCGCATCCAGCGGGTGATGCAGAACGGGGCCTACAACGCCCGGAGGATCGCCCAGACGGAGCGCACGCGCATCCAGTCGCAGGCCCGGTGGGACGTGATGCGGAACGCGGCGGCGCAGGGCATCCTCATGGAAAAGCTGTGGATCGCCCGCATGAAGAACACCCGCGACAGCCACGCAGACCTGAACCGTCGCACCGCGAAAGTGGACGAACCCTTTACAACCATCTGGGGCAATGAACTGATGTACCCCGGAGACCCAAACGCCCCGGCGCGGGAGGTCATCAACTGCCACTGTGTTCTGCGGCCTGTCCTTGGCGATAAAACATTGAAAGGAGACCGGAAAAATGCTATAATGAACGTAGGTGGAGGTGATCTTACGAATGAAATTGCAACCGAAATTGACGATTTGACTCCTTGCCTCCGAAGGGTTTCGGATGGTCAAATTGTTGAAACAACGCTTGAGAAAATTCATCCGAAAAAGTCCAATTTTAATGAATGGGAATTTGATTGGACAATTCCAGAAAAAGAAGGATATTCTGTTTTTGCCTTATATGCAAATGGCGATAAAAACGTTCAAGGGCTACTTGCAACAAGAATAGAAAAAGGATACGTCGATCTAGCTCTTGTGGAAGCCTCCCCTGAAAACAGTCCGCACAATCCACATTTCCCGGGAAAGAAGAAATATGAGGGCGTTGGAGGACATCTGTTTGCAGAAGCATGCAAACAAAGTGTTGAATCAGGGAATGATGGATATGTCGCCTTTACAGCAAAAACTAGTCTGATAAATCATTATCAGAATGTATTGGGCGCGACCGTTATTTATGGTCAAAGGATGCAGATAGACGAAGAAGCCGCTTCTGTGCTCATCAAAAAATATTTTGGGAGGTAAGCAATATGAAGGAATATGATGTGGATTATCTTCCCGTAGAAATGCCCAAAAAGGGGGAACCTAAATACGACCTGAGGGCAATCAATGAATATTGCAAGGCGCATAACATTGATCTCAAAAAGGGAAACGGTCTCCCAAAAGAGATTGTTGACAGGTTTGTAATCGGGCAATATTAAAATGATAATGGAATCTGCCATTTAAACCGCCAAGTCAAAAGACAAGGCGGTTTTTTAATGCCCAGAAAGGAGAAATGACCATGACGGCGACCTACAGGATACAGATCAACATTGGCGCTGTGACCGGGCAGATCGAGCAGAACCGCCATGCCGCGCTGGAGGCGGCGGCGCTGGATTCCGTGGGCCGCATCGTGGAGCAGATGGCCGACGGGTACGACCACCCGGTATATGACACCGGCACCCTGATGGGCGACGTGCAATATGACTTTGAGAACGAACAGACCGTAGCCGTTGGGAATACCAAGGATTACGCGGTATACGTCCACGAGGGGCACAACGGCCACGCGGTGTATCTGGGCGACGGCATCGGTTTTCGCGTGATGCCCGGCGGGCACACGGCGGGGCGGCCCTATATCCGGGACGCGATCATGGGGTCGCAGGAAGAAATCAAGGCCACGCTGGAGGAATATTTGCAGAGAGGATTCAACGCCTAGCGTTATTTAATGCGACGATTCGCAGAAAAACTCACAAAAACGTGAACTTAATCACCTTATTTTGGCAATCACAGCCGGGACGAAGTACCGCCCCGGCTGTTTGCATATAAACATTCGCGGGCGAAGCACCGCCCCCAAAGAAAAGGAGAATGTGTCATGGCACTATGGTTAGATATCGCTGGATATGAGGGAGTGTATCAAGTCAGCGATGAAGGAGACGTTAAATCATTTCACGCGCGGGACAGGAATGGACGCATTCTAAAGCCCGGGAAGCGAGGACGAGGAAAATCGAAATATGCTTTTGTAATCTTGACAGATGGGGAAAGCAAAAAACATTTTTCGGTTCATCGGCTCGTAGCAACAGCATTTCTTGACAATCCAAACGCATTAACGGAAGTAAACCATAAAGATCAAAACACGATGAACAATCATGTTGAAAATCTAGAATGGTGCGACCACCAATACAACATTGAATATAGCAATGGTAAAAAAGTTGGCCAGTATGTTGGCAATGAAAAGGTTGCCGAATACAAAAGTGCTGTCTACGCATCAAAAATGACCGGAATCGGACGAACGGCTATAAATAATGCTTTGGTTGGGCTGTCGCATAGCGCTGGCGGATATGTCTGGAAGTACGAATAATAGAAAGGTGGAATGACTTACGGCTCTTACAAGAAAATTTTTGAAGGCCCTCGGCATCGAGGAAGACAAGATCGAGGAGATCATCACGGCCCACGGCGAGACCGTCGCCGCGCTGAAGGACGAGATCGACAAGGCGGAGCAGAGCGCGAAAGATTCTGCCGCCGCCGCTCAGGAGCGCGACAAGCTCCAAAAGCGCGTGGAAGCGCTGGAAAAGACCAGCGGAGACGCGGCCAAGGTACAGGCAGAGTACGACGCATACAGGCAGCAGGTAGAGACCGACAAGGCCAACGCGGGCAAGAAGGCGCTCATTAAAAAGGCGCTGGAAGATGCCCACGCCAACCCCGCCGCCATCGACCTGATGCTCGGCACCGTGAAGCTGGACGAGGTGGAGCTGGACGGCGAAGCCCTCAAGGACGCGGAAGCCGTCCTGAAGCCCATCCGGGAGGCCCATGCGGGCCTGTTTGGCACGGTGCAGAATCAGGGCACCCCGCCCCTGAATCCCCCCGGCGGTGACGGGAAAATGACCCGTGAGAGCTTCGAGAAGCTGCCCCTCTCCAAGCGCATGGAATACATCAATGCGCACCCGGAGCAACAGAAAGAACTGATCGACTAAATGAAAAGGAGAATGAAACATGGCTGTTTTTGACAACAAGATTTTTAATGCCGAGGTATTCGGCAAGTATGTGGATACAATCCCCCGCGTAAAGCAGAACGCCCTTCTGCGGGCCGGTGTCTTCCGCAGCCGCAGTGAACTGAAGACCATGCTGGCCGAGCAGACCGGCGGCAACTACATTACCCTGCCCATGTTTGGCCGTATCGGCGGCGATCCCGTCAACTACGACGGCGCGACGGACATCTCCCGCAGCAGCACCAAGAGCTACAGTCAGTCCATGGTGGTCGTGGGCCGTGCCAAGGGCTGGGAGGAGCTGGATTTCTCCACCGACGTAACCGGCCAGGATTTCCTTGAGAAGGCCGCTACCCAGATTTCCGAGTACTGGGATGATGTGGATCAGGGTATCCTGCTCTCCATCCTCAAGGGCATCTTCGGCGTGACCGCGGGCAGCTTTAACACCAAGAATACCTATGACGCGACCGGCAACACCGCTTCTGCAGGCAAGATGGCGGCGGACACCCTCAACAATGCCATCCAGCAGGCCGCCGGTGCGAACAAGAACATCTTTACCCTCGCCATCATGCACAGCGCCGTGGCGACCCACCTTGAGAATCTGCAGCTGCTGGAATATTTCAAGGCCACCGACGCGAACGGCCTGCAGCGTGACGTGGGCCTTGCCACTTGGAACGGCCGCACCGTCATGATCGACGACGATGTTCCTACCGAGGACGTGGCGGAAAGCAGCTCCGGCAAGGGCGACGGCTACACCAAGTACACCACCTACCTGCTGGGCCGGGGTGCTTTCGACTACTGCGACATCGGCGCGACCGTGCCCTACGAACCCGACCGCGACCCCGCCAGCAAGGGCGGCAAGAGCATGATCTACAGCCGCCAGCGGAAGCTGTGGGCCCCCTACGGTTTCAGTTTCACGAAGTCCAGCATGGCCAGCGCCAGCCCCACCAACGCCGATCTGGAAAAGGCCACGAACTGGACGTTGGTCAACGACGGCGCGTCCTCCAAGTCCTACATCGATACCAAGGCGATCCCGATTGCCCGTATCTACTCCAAGGGCTAAAGGAGGGACAGATATGGCGGTATCCATGGGCAGCGTCATGCGGCACTGCCGCAACTACTTTGAGGCGGGCAGCTACGACGGCGAGATCACCATCGAGGGCGGCCAGCTCATCACCCCGGCGCTGGCCCATGGCCGCTATATCGCCATTCGCGGCAGCGTCTGGAATGACGGGGTGCATCAGGTCGGCGACGCGCTGACCGACGAGGCATTCACCGGGCGGGTGTGGGTGTTATCCCCGCCCGCCGCTTTCGTGGCGCTGGTGGAAGAGATCAGCGCCTACGACGACAAAAACCCCGTGGGAGCGCTGCAGTCGGAGAGCTTCGGCAGCTATTCCTACAGCCGGGGAAGCGCGGGCAGCGTGACCGGCGCGGCGGGCTGGCAGGGGGCCTTTGCCGGGCGGCTGAACGACTACCAGAGGCTGACGAGCGAGGTGATGGTCTGATGCTGATGGATTACTTCGAGCCCTTTGTCATGCAGGATTGGAAAAGCGTCCCGGACGGCTTTGGCGGCCTGACATGGGAGCTGAGCGACGGCGCGGAGTTTATGGCGGGCATCACCACCAACAGCTCCAACGAGGCCCAGATCGCCATGCAAAACGGTATGAAGACCATCTACACCATCGTCCACCCCATCACCCTGACGCTGGAAAAGGACGACCGCGTGAAGCGGAAGAAGGACGGGCGGATATACCGCATCACCTCCAACAGCGCCGATATGACCACCCCCGGCGTGGCGCAAGTGCAATACAGCCAAGTGACCGCGGAGGTGGTGGAGCCGTGACGGATTTTCATCAAGCCCTGCTGGCGTTCTGGCAGGGTTTTTCTGATGGGGATAAGCCCCTTCCGGCGTATCTCTCCGGCCATGTGCCGTCGAATACCCCATTCCCCTACATCACCTTCGAGGTGGTGGAGGGCGCTCCCTTTGGACGCACCGTACTGACCGCCTACGGCTGGTTCAGAGCCGTCAGCGGATACAACGTCAACAGCCATGCCGCAGCCTTTGCCGACGCGGTGAAAGCGGCTATTCCGCCGCAGGGAAAGCGGATAAAGGCCGGGAGCGGCATGGTGATGCTATTCCCCAATGACGCGGGCTTTATCAGCTATCAGACCGACCAGACGGACAAGGACGTGGTCGGGGCTCGCGTTTCCTACGAAATCCATTTTTATGAATAAAGGAGCTGAAAAAACATGATTACGGGTTTGAGATCGGCGACCTTTGAAAAGCTCCAGCTGAACGCCGGAGTTTTTTTGAAGAATTTTGCCTATTCTACCGCCACTGATTCCGGCAAGCTGGAAGAACTGGTGCTGGCCGCTCTGGAAACGGGCACCGGCGTTCTGGGCGCCACCCGGGGCGGCGGAACGTTCGAATGCACTCCTGAAATCCGCAACATCGAGGCGGACGGGATGCGCTACCAGTTCAAGGGTTCCACCGTGAACGACCTTTGGACGATCAAACTCACCACGACCCTGCTGGAGATCACCCCGGACAACTTCGCCGACGCGCTGATGTGCGCCGACAAGACCGTCACCGGCAAGAAGACCACCCTGAAAGTACGCACCGATATCAAGGCGACGGACTACATCGAGAGCCTGTGCTGGATCGGCGACACCTCTAAGGGTATGGTGCTGATCGACCTGAAAAACGCCCTGAACCTGACCGGCGCGACGTTCACCTTTACCGACAAGGGCGAGGGGACGCTGCCCGTGGAGTTTCAGGCCCATCAGGCCGACTTGACCGACCAGAGCCACGCGCCCTTCGAGATCGTGTTCTTTGACGCGGCGGAAACGGTCTGACCCATTCGGGGCGCGGGGTCTCCCTGCGCCCCTGTTTTTGGAATAAAGGAGGAAAAATACCGTGAAGATATCTGAAATGAGCACCGAACAGGGCTTTGATGTGATGGAAAAGCTCGTTCCCTACGTGAACGAGATCGTCAGCGACGAGGAAGTGGGCAAGATCGCCGCCGCATACCGCGAAAGCCGCAACGCTTCGGACAGCATGGGGCAGCTCTTTCCCCTGATGGTGCAGAAGCACCGGGACGCGCTGTACGGCATGGTGGCCGTGACCAGCGGCAAGACCGTGGACGAGGTGCGAAAGCAGCCCCTTTCCAAGACGAAGGAGGGCTTCGACGCGGCGCTGTGCGATGATGTGTTCGATTTTTTTATCTTATTTCTGCGCATGGTTGTACGCGTGTGACCCACGCGCTTTTGTCCTATCGCCCCGGATGCCCCGCAAATCTTGCGGCGGTGCTGAACTACGAGCGGCGGCGGGAACTCAAAGAGGGCTATTTTGCCGCCGTGCTGCGCTCCATTGCCGGGAGCCTGATACAGGGCTACGAGTTGCCGCCCTATCATGAGTTTCTGCAGCGGTTGGACGGCAAGGCGGACACCCGCACCGGCGCGGAGATCATGGACGACCTGAAATCAAAGCTCCTGCGGCGCAGAAAGGAACGGGAACAATGACGTTATTTACCATTATGGCGGAGTTGGCCTTGGATGTATCCAAGTTCAACGCCTCCGCTAAAGCTGCGGCGCAGGCCGGGCAGGCGCTGGGGTCTGACGTGGCGAATGGGGCCGGGAAGGCCGCATCCGCGCTGGAGGATACCGGGAAAGCGGCGGAGAAGGCGAGCACTCAGGTGCTGAACCTTTCCACCGGCAGCGTGAAGGCCTTGAGTAAGCTGGAAAAGTCCATCATGGCCACAGAGGATATTCTTGGCGACCTGCCGGAGAATTTCGACGGCGTGGTCGATTCCGCCATGAACAATCTGAACGCCGTCCGGAAGAACGGCGGGCTGACACTGGACGAGATGAAAGAATCCATCAGCGGCATCAATGACGCGCTGGATGCGGTAGACCCCGGCACGAAATTGGACAGCCCGGAAGTCGCCAAGGCGACGGAAGCGCTGGAAAAGTACCGGGACGAGCTGCAAAAGATCGTGAAGGCAGCCGACAGCGCCGCCGAGAGCAACAAGAAAATGGGCGATGAGGCCGAAAAGGCTTCCAAAAAGAAAAAGAAAAGCGGCGGGAATGGACAGGAAAGCGGCCTGTTCGGCACGATCACCAAATCGCTGCTGACGAAAGAAGCGATTGTCCGTGCAGGGCGGGCTATCGTGAACTTTGGCAAGGAAAGCGTACAGGCCGCAGCAGAAATCAGTGATTTTGGGTCGGCGTACAAATCCGCTGTATCTGATTTTGACCAGAATATGACCCGAATGAAAGCCAGCATCGGGGAAAGGCTTCTGCCCACCATTATCAGTGTTACAAGCGCTTTGAACAATATGTTCCCAAAAGAAAGCGCTGCCGCACAATATCAGTCCTTTTTGGATGGGGTGCAGAAAAGCCTTGCGTCCAACCTTTTGACCCTTACGGCCAGCAAGCAGAATGTGGACGGCTATATTTCCCGGCTTGCTGAACTTGAAAAGAAAAGTCAATGGACGACGCAAGACAGCACAGAATGGAAGGCCAATATTGATGCGCTGCTTGAAGTCGCGCCGGAATTGAGCGCTTATATAGACCAACAGACCGGGAAAATCGAAGGCGGTACCACTGCACTAAAAGCCCACGCCGAAGCATGGTATCAGGATGCAGAGGCACAGGCGAAAGCCGCCGCCATTACGCAGATCATGACCGACGCGACCAACAAGCAGGCCGATGCCATGATCGCGTATTGGGACTATAAAACACTTTATGATGAATGGCTTATTTCTGTTGATGAATTAAAAGCTGCGCAGGAAGAATTAAAAGGAATATCGCCTTTGAACGTTGCCGCTTACAAGGCGGCAACAGATAAGGTGATGGAGCTATCGACAAAAGAGCAAACTTTGAGCGCTTCTGCAGTCAGTGCGCAGCATTCCATGGAAGATGCCAATGCGGCGGCGGCGGAAGCGACGGCACGGGCGCAGGAGGGCGTTGACGCGATCAAGAGCGGCGACTATGGCCTGCAGCAGTTTGGCAGCACAGCCGAGGAGACCGGGGAGACGCTCGACAATACCGTAAGTCCGTCCTTGCAGACCTTCCGCGACAAGCTCAAGGAGCAGGAAAAGGCTCTGCACGACGCGCACAAGGCCTCCGAGGACTATGCAAAGGGCATCAAAGAAAAGGTCTTGAGCGCCCTTGACAGCGTGTACGATGGCTACAGCAAGGTAAGCCGCATTAGACCTACCAGTGCCAAGAGCCAGAACCAGAACGCGCAGGCGCAGATGAAGCAGCTGCAGGACTACATGGACGGACTGGAAAAGCTGCGGGAAATGGGCGTGGATGAAAACCTGATCGCCGAGCTGTCCGACGGTTCGCAGGCCAGCATGGGCCGTGTGGCGGGGCTGGCGAAGTCCAAGCAGAGCGACATCGAGACCTACGTAGCCACCCTGAAAGAGCTGCAGGAAATGAAAGACAGCGTCTCCGAGGCCACGGCGGACAATGTGCTGAAGATCGACCCGGCGTACCAGACCCTGCTGGACACCGAAAAACAGGCGCTGCAAGACCTGTACGACGCGGCCTTTGCCCTGCAGGACTTTGAGGGCGGCCCGACCATCACCGTTGACGATCAGGCTTCCTCGGTGCTGGAGGGCATCCAGAGCCGAATGAACGCCCTGACCGGCGGCACCATCACTATCAAGGTGACGCCGATCTCCGACACCACCATCCCGGACGGGAAATACCGCAACATTTCCAGCCGCGCTGTGGGCATCGACAGCGTGCCCTATGATGGTTTCCTCGCGTCGCTGCATGAGGGCGAGGCGATCCTGACCAAGGCGGAGAACCGGCAGCGGAAGAGCCGTGCAGGGGTCGGAGATCAGCCCATCAATCTGACGGTGAACGTGAACGGCAGCAGCAGACCATACGAGGTGGGGCAGGAAGTACGGAACGCCCTTGAAAATTTGAGGTGGTTCGGATGAATTACAGCCTGAAATATGAAAACGACATCGGAAGCGTGTATTTTTCCGTCGCCTCCGGCTTTGTGGTGGAACAGGCCACCTCCTACGGAGCGCAGAATGTGGATTTTGACACCACCCGCTCTAATCGGGAGATTGGCGAGACATTGCAGCACCAGAGCGTCAGCCCGAAGACGCTGACCATCCGGGGGACGCTGCTGGGCGATTGCGCCGCCGCCAGAGACCAGATGAATCATGTTCTGGCCCCGTTGGCGAAAGGGCGGTTGATCTACAACAACACCAGCTCGATGGAGGTCTATGTGAAGACATCCCCGGACATCGAGCGATATTCGGCCAACGCCCGGTTTTCCGTGAGTTTCTATGCTCCCTTTCCCTATTGGGTAGAAAAGGACAAAGTCAATCAAGTTTTGGTTGGCTATGAACCGCAGTTCATGTTCCCGTGGAACATTTCCGACCCCAACCCCTTCTACATGTCCAAATTGGCGCAGGAGGGCTATGTGACCGTCAACAACGAGGGCGAAGCGCCCGTTGGATGGACGGTGAATTTCCTCGCCCTGCTGGAAGCGAAGAGCCCCTATGTGAAGAACATCGTGACCGGCGAAATGGTGCGGGTGATGCGGACGATGGCCGCCGGGGAGCAGGTGACCATCAGCAATGAAGGCGAAGAGCTGTCCGTGACCCTGACGGCGACGGACGGCACCGAGAGCGACGGGTTCCAGTATCTGGATATCGCGTCTGTGCCATTCAAATTGCAGCCCGGCCAGAACCATATCAAGACCGACGCGGATCAGGGCGGTGACACGCTGCGGGCCTCCATCAGCTTCCGCCCGGCGTATGCGGGGGTGTAGCGGATGATCTTGCATGTGTTTGATTCGGACTTTGTCTATCGCGGCCAGATCGAAAACTGGATCAACTTGACATGGACGGAACAGTACACGGACAAGGGCGGGTTTACGCTGGAAGTGTACGACACCGACAAATACGCTGGGCTGCTTCGGCGCGGCTGGTATCTATACCGGGCCGACCGCCCCGCCGCCATGCTTATCATCAGCGTGAAGCGGGACACCGAGCAGAACACCATCACGGCGGGCGGGTACACGGCCTTGCACCTGCTGACATGGCGGACGATAGCTCACGCGTACAGCGTGACCAACGTGGAAAGCGCCGTGTATGGCATGATAAACGCCGAGCTGCGCTGGCTCAACGTCACCACCGCCGCCGTGAAGGGGCTGACGGCGGAGTACGAATGCGAGATCGAAGGAGAAGACCTGCTGGAAGCGGCGGAGGAAGTGCTGGGGCAGACGGAATACGGCATCAGGGCGAACTTCGACCGGGCGAACAAGACCAACGTGATCGAGGTCTACGAAGGGGCCGACCGCACGTACAAGGACGGCGTGGGCGGCGTGGTTTTTTCTCAAGAATATGGGAATCTGAAACAGCTGACCGTCAGCGAGGACGACGACGTATACAAGAACGTGGCGCTGGTGACCGGCGCGGCCAACAACGACCCGCGCACCGTGTATTACGAGTATGTCTCCCCGGAGGCTATCGCGATGGGAGCGGCCCAGCGGCGGGAGCTGCTGGTGACGGGCGAGGATCAGGGCGAGGACGAGACCAACCCCGATTGGCAGAAACGGCAGAAGCAGATCGGCATCAAGGCCCTGCAGGAGCATAAAAACGCCCTGTGCTTTGAATGCGAGCTATCGGCGAATGAGTTCGGTCACCGCTGCGATTTGGGCGATAAGGTGACGTGTAAAAGCCAGCGCTACGGCCTGCGCTTTGATGCGCGGATCACGGAATACCAATACGAGAACCGGCAGGGGGTGGAGACGATCAAAGTAGTGATCGGCAACAAGCCCTTGAACTATGTGAAGGGAGAGATCGTAAAAAATGGCTGAAAAGAGTTTTCCCCTTGAAAACACGGCCTACACGGCGGAGGACGCGCAGCTGTGGTTTGCGACGCGCACCAGCGGCGTGTACACCAACGGCCATCTGGCCGTGACGGCGAACGGCACTATGAACGTCACGCTGGGGGCTGGCGTTGCGTGGCTCCACTATAACGACTATGCCGGGTGCGTGTATGCCAACACGGCGGGCAAGGCCCTGACGGTGACGCTGGCGGATGCGCAGTACAAGCGCATCGACCGGGTGTGCATCCGGCTGGAAATGCTGAACAACAAATGCTACGCCTACATCAAAAAGGGCACGGCGGCGGCTTCTCCGTCTGCTCCTGCCCTGCAGCGGGACAGCGTGGCCTATGAGATCAGTCTGGCACAGATCACCGTGGCGGCGGGCGCGACGGCCATCAACGCGGGCAATATCACCGACGAGCGCCTGAACGAGAGCGTCTGCGGCCTGATGCGGGACGGTGTAACGGGCATTGACACCAGCGTGATGCAGAGCCAGTTCAGCAGCGCCTTGAACAGCGCCTTGGGGGACATCGACAGCGCCTTGAGCGACGCACAGACGCAGGTCAACGCCACCCTGACCAGCGCCCAGACCCAGACCGCCTCCCTGATCGCAGAATTGGAAGCGAACATCCAGACGGTGTATGACACCGTGGAAAAGGTGAACCTGCTGGAATTTACCGGCACGTTGTCGGCCTCCGGCTGGTCGAGCAGTTCCCCCTATACGCAGGACGTGACCGCCACAGGGCTTTTGGGCAGCGATACGCCGTTTGTGGACATCAACATGGCCGCCGTCACCGACATTGCGGATATGCAGGCGCTATCCGACGTGTGGGTGAGCCTGTTCAAAGCCACGGCGGGGGCAAACAAGGTGACGGTGGTTTTCGGCTCCAAGCCGGAGATCGACATCCCGATCAAAATTAAGGTGGTGAGATAATGGGCGACTGTTATATCGTGCGCCGCGCGGGCGAGGCCAAGAAGCTGCCGGTGCTGAACGCCAGCTACCCGGCTGATCTGACCATCTGGGCGGGAGAAACGGCGA